GCCAACGCCGCGCTGATCGTCGTTGACAAGTCGCAGGGCGTGAGCCTGCTGGAGAACGAGTCGATCTACGTCACGGCCGGGACGGCGTCGAAGCTCAAAGTCAACGCCTCGTGGAAGGAGCTTTCGTAATGCGGCCACGCGGCGGGATCATCGGGGCGACAGTGCAGCCGGCGGCGACGGCGATCAACTCTGCGGCGAGCGGCGTGTGGACGCTGCGCGAGGCGGAGGCCATGCGGCGGGCGGGGACGTGGCCGAGAATGCCAGCGTCCGCACTGCTTGCGGTGACGTTTGACAACAGTTTCGACGATCAGGCGCAGAACATTGCTGCAACGCAAACAAGCTCAGGTGTGTCTCGCTCCACGGCGCAGGTAAAAGGCGGCAGTAACTCATTGTTCGTGAATGGCGCGTCATCTGACAACTTCTCGACGACCGCACGTTTGCTGTACGGCTCCGGCAGCCAGTGGGACATCGCAGGCAGTGATTTCACAATCGAATGCTGGTTTTACTGCCTGTCATCTGGCCTGATCGCGCAGGGGCTGATAACCAGAGACGCACAACCCTCGTCGCGGCATTTTCAGCTAGTCCTGTCAGCCACAAACAACCTCAGATTCAGGGTTTTCAACACTTCCGCGACAGGCTGGATCGACATCACAGACCCGAGCGCCGCCTCGCTCAACTCATGGATTCATGTCGCGGCCGTGCGTGACGGCAGTGTTTTTCGTCTGTACCGGGACGGCGTGCAAGTCGGTTCGCAAGACGTTTCGACGGCGTCAGGCACCCGAGCTACGGCAAGCGGCTCGCTGTGTGTCGGCTCCGTATTTGATAACGGCAATTTTTCATTGAGCGGATATATCGACGAAGTGCTTGTTTCAAGTGCGTGCCTGTATCGAAACGGCACCACATTTACCCCACGCACCCAACTGTAGTCTGGCCGACATGAAATCGTTACTCATTGACCTCATCGTCACATCCGGCGTGACCGCGTTCCTCCTCTGGCACTGGTCCGCGATGCTGCCCCGCGTGTTCGCAGCCGTGCAGCCGGTGGCCGCTGCTGTGTGGCAGCGGCGGCGTGAGATCGAGGAGTTGCAGGAGACGTTATCACGTTCTCCACAAACGTGTACACCACCAATGACAGTTCTTGGCCTGCGGGGGGCTCGGATACTTACAACTCCGACATTCGCGTGTGAATAGCATGACCCTCTACTACGCCCTGCAAGACGAAGAGACGATCTACCTCATCTGCGAGATCATGCAGACGCTGTGCCTGTGTTACCTCGTGTGGCGCCACCCATGAAACACCTCATCGAGTTCGCCCTGTGCGGTGCCATTGGCACCTACTGCGTCATGCGGTGCGCGGCGCTCATGCCTCGCGTCATCGCCGAGGCGCACGCGGTCGTTGCGGCGTATTTGGAGCGCGCTAAACAGTTGGAAGAAATAACAGAGCCGGTAGAATAAAGCTCGCAGTTAGTTCAAATTAGTAGCGCGACGAAATGAGCACAGAAATCCAATTTAAACGCGGGACAGCGGCCGCGCTCAGCGCTGTAAATCCGCGTTTAAACGCCGGTGAGCCGTGTTTTGAAATAGACTCTGGGCGCTTTAAAATCGGCGACGGCGTAAATAATTGGAACGCGCTGCCGTATCAAAATAACGCACAATCTACAAAACGTTTAGATAACATTGCGCTGCTGTTTGACGGCGTAACAACAACGTTTAATTTGCGGTCAAATAACGAGGCTGTTAGCCCGCTAAATGCTGCCAATATTCTTGTCACATTAAACAACGTCATTCAAGAGCCGGTTGTCGACTACGGCATAATTAACGACACTATTGTTTTTGTAGATCCGCCTGCGGCTACAGACACGTTTTTTGGTTTTGCTTTTGGTACGTTTGGTGAAACGTATGCAATTAGTACTGGCGGTGGCAGCGGCACCCCGGGGCCGCAGGGACCGCGCGGCGCAACAGGGCCGCAGGGTTCTACGGGGCCGACAGGTCTTCAGGGCGCAACCGGAGTAACAGGCGCGATAGGCCCAGCTGGCGCTACTGGTGCCACTGGTCCGGTAGGCCCGACGGGGTTTACAGGTGTTACAGGCGCTACCGGTTCAATTGGTTTATCCGGTGTAACTGGCGCGACAGGCCCAGATGGCGTTACGGGTGCTACGGGTCCGACAGGTCTCACTGGTGCAACAGGCCCGCAAGGTTTACAAGGCAACGTAGGCGAAACAGGGCCGCAAGGTGAAACTGGCGTAATTGGGCCGTCTGGGCCCACTGGTCCGACTGGTCCTCGCGGGTTATTGGGAGAAACCGGAGTTACGGGTCCGACAGGTCTCACTGGCGCAACAGGGCCGCAAGGTTTTATTGGAGAAACGGGCGTCACGGGCGCAACAGGCGTGACTGGTGCAACTGGTCCTGAAGGTGTTACAGGCGCAACGGGACCTGCTGGTTTTGCCGGCTTGCCGGGTGCAACTGGTCCGCAAGGCATAGACGGCGCAACAGGCGTGACTGGTGCAACTGGTCCTGCAGGCGTTACAGGCGCAACCGGACCACAAGGTTTACAGGGTTTTCGTGGGGTTACGGGCGCAACAGGTGTAGCCGGCGTTGACGGTGTTACCGGCGCCACAGGCGCAACTGGCGTTACTGGCGCAACTGGCCCGGCCGGACAAGGAATCAACCCGGGCGATGAAATTAGCGGCGGTAATTTTTCTGCTTCCAGTGTGCCGGCGCAGCCCGCAATCACAACAATTCAATTTAAACGCGGTACATCTGCGGTTTTAAACGTTGTTAATCCTACGCTAGCCAACGGAGAACCGTGTTTTGAAATCGATTCAAATCGTTTCAAAATTGGTGACGGCATACACAACTGGAACGATTTGGTATATCAAAACGTTGCAGGCGCTACCGGCCCACAAGGTATACGCGGCGCTACTGGCCCACAAGGTATACAAGGCGCTACTGGCCCACAAGGTATACAAGGTTTAACTGGTGCTACTGGCCCACAAGGTATACAAGGCGCTACTGGCCCACAAGGTATACAAGGTTTAACTGGCGCTACTGGTCCCGCTGGTACATTTTCTGCATATGAAGAAGGTACATGGACGCCAGAATTTGCCTTCTCGACGGGCGCGTCAATACCAGCTGGCGCATTAACGTACGGTTACGGCACAAAAGGCTTTTACACCAAAATTGGGCGAGTCGTAGTTGTAAACGCTTTGATAAATATAACCGCAATTAATCAAAGTCTTGCCGCGGGGGCGCTGGTTATTTCTGGTTTACCTTTTGCCGTTAAAAATGATCACGTCTGGCCGGGCGCGGGCAGCATAAGTTACGTTAGTTTTTGGAATAATAGACCAGAATATTTATCTGCCTCTTCCGGTACGCAGATTCAGTTACTCAACAATCTTGGTAATACAACAATATTTACAACAGATTTAACAGCGCAATCATCTCTTCGTTTTACACTTACTTACATAACGTAACATGACTACTATTGCACGCACTGTCGATTCTATTACCGTATCCGAACTCGGCATTTTGTCTGTGCGCACTGCCACGGCTGTTCTTGAAAACGACGTTGTTATTGCGACGGCATATCATCGCAATACGTTAGCGCCCGGAAGCGATTTAACCGGACAAGATGATAAAGTTGTTGCCGTAGCAGATGCGGTTTGGACGCCGGCAGTAGTTGCGGCTTATCAGGCCAAACTAGCAGAAACAATGCAGCAATATGAGTAAAAAAATAATTACTGCCAGCGTAGACTCGGCCGCGATTACAACAGATAAAATCGCAGATGGCGCTGTTACGCTTAATAAACTCGCGGCAAATCTTGGCGCTACTGGCCCGCGCGGTGTAACAGGCCCCACTGGCCCGCAGGGCACAACGGGCGCAACAGGGCCGATAGGAGCTACTGGCCCGCAGGGCACGACCGGCCCGACAGGGTTGCAGGGCACAACTGGGCCTACTGGCGTAACAGGCCCGGTTGGCGCAACTGGCGCGACTGGTCCTGTAGGCGCAACGGGCGCTATTGGCGCAACAGGGCTGCAAGGCGTTACAGGCCCAAGAGGCGCCACTGGAGTAACAGGTTCTACCGGTGTTTCTGGTTTAGCTGGTCCAACTGGCGCAACGGGACCACAAGGCGCGACTGGCGTGGCTGGGTTAGCTGGGGCAACAGGCCCTACAGGCGTTTCTGGGCCAAGCGGCGCATCTGGCCCGACCGGACCTGTTGGCGCAACAGGTGCCGCAGGGCCAATTGCCGGAACGAACAAACAATTAATTTACAACAATAACAACGCTCCAGCTGGTTCCGCCAACGCATTTTATGATAGCTATCTGTACGCGCGCGAAAATTTGTACATCCAAAGCGCAACGCAAACACATAGTTATCGGTTTAATGTCGCTGCGCCGTCGTTTTCTAGTTCATTTGTTCCGGGTACTTTTTCGCTAGTTGATACCAATACAAACACAACTCCGCTATACATTTTAGGCGACCGTATTGGTATTAACACAAACTCTATTGCTACCGGCACACTGACATTAAAAAAACATTCGTTTGTTGGCCCTATCGGCGGTGTTACAGATACACAAACAATAATTACGCGTGTTCAAACTGGTAACGTTGTGCTTGATACAGGCATGTACGGCACAAACGATTCATATCTGCAAACACGAAACACGTCACTCGCAAATACGTATTATCCGCTTCGTTTGAATCCGGCAGGCGGCAATGTTTATGTGGGCCCCGCGAGCACGACTCTGTACACATTTAACGTAGGCGGTACGGGCAGCTTCGACGCCGATTTGCGTGCAACATTGTTTCGAGCGTCGGCGCCGGGTTTAGCGTACGCCCCAACTTTTTGTTTCGACACAGATTTAGATACTGGCGTCTGGCGTCCCGGTGAAAATCAAATTGGCTTTTCAACAGGCGGCGTGAGTCGGCTTACAATAAACGCTGCCGGCGATACAACAATAAATAACAACCTGTATGTGTCGGGCGGATTTGCGCAGATTAAAACGCCGACAACAACCGGGCAAAACACTGCAAGTCTCGTCGTCACAACAGAAAACGACTATCAGTGGGGGTCGGCAATACGGGGGCGACATTTGCGCTCCAACAATGGGCCCACTTTACTGTATGACGCGCTTTTAAGCGTGGTCGCCGACGGGCGCGACGCTGGCGGTGTTTTGCGCGGCACCTCTGCGCTGCATTTTATTTGCGCAGGCGACGCAGTTGAGAATGGTATTCCAAGCAGTGTTTGGATCGCGCTATCCGACGCGGCAGGTGATCATTTATCGTTTTTTCACATCAATCACTCGGCACAACGGTGGTCACAACTAGAGTCGTTTACCGGCGTTGGGGGCCTATTCGACTCAAACCTGAACCGCGATAGCGGCCTGCGCCCCGAATTTCCATGTCGTGCGTGGGCGCACATAAGCGGTGTCAGTCAGCCGGCTATTACACGCGCCGCGGGCAACGTATCGTCTATTACAGATCTGGGTGTCGGCAAATACCGGATCAATTTTACGTATCCGTTTCCTGACGCTAATTATTCTGTCGTTTGCAGCGGAACAGCCAACGCCGCCGCCAGCGAAGAATGGGTCGCGTCACCAAGTCATTTTACAACAACGTCGTGTCAAATAAATTTTGGCGACAACAATAACGACAACGATTTTGACGGCCTCGTTTGCGTCGCAATATTTCGTTAAGGAGTTGTCATGTCTTTGCAATGTATTGCTTATCCAACAGCAGACGGCGTGGCGATTATTTATCCCGCTGATCCAAACTTTACGGCAGAGCAAATAGCTAAAAAAGATGTACCAGAAGGTGTTCCGTATGTGCTATTAAACGCAGCGGATGTGCCGACTGACCGCACCTTTCGCGATGCGTGGTCTGTCGATTTCAGTTCTCCATCTGGTTTTGGCATATCTGACGCAGAGTGGCAGCAGCTGTACGCGCCGCAAATTAGCGCTCCGCAACCCCCAACAACTTCTGGTGAATTGGAGCCATCGTGATTTCAATCGATTTAAACAAGGCAAAAGAGATCTGGCGTGATCGGTTACGCAATCATCGTCAGCCTTTTTTTGCGCAATTAGACGTAGATTATTTGCGCGCTCTTGAGGCGCAAAACAACGTTATTAAACAAGACATCGAAACGCGCAAACAGAAACTACGAGACGCGCCCGCCGACCCCCGCATCGAAGCCGCAACAACGCCAGACGTGTTGCGGCAAATTAATCCGGTTGCAGAAGCAATGGAAATTTCAGAACTCGAAAAAGCAAAACTACAAAAGCTACAAGAGATTGATAACGAGTGGCGGCAGATTATCAAAACCGGTTGGCAAACACCGGCGGGCTGGCATCTTGGTTTAGATATCGCGGACGTGACGCTACTGAGCGGCGCCTTTATGTTAGCCAAAGAAGCCGCGGCGCTCGGCAGCGCAGCCACGACGCCGATTATTGATACGGCTGGTGTTATTCATCAACTCACGCTTGAAGAAATGACGACGCTGATGTTGCAGTACGGACAGGTACGGGCTACCTTAAGCGCGGCCGACGCCACAAAACGCGCAACCGTTTTGAATGCAACAGATATTCAAACAATTTCTGCCGTTTAATGCGCGGCTACTCGAAGATTGTGTAACATGAATCATTGGTTAACTCTTGGTATTGCTGTGATTTATTTATACGTTGCCGCCGAACATCTGTGGCGCGGCAACTACGGCATGGCAATTACGTTTACTGGCTTTGCTATTGGAAATATCGGGATGGCATATGTTTCACGATGACACGCCGTCGTCAAATACGCCGGAAGAAGATCTCGCCAATAACCGCAACAACCTCGAATACGACATTCTGACCACAGACTGGTTGTGCGATAAAGTAACCAAGTCCGAAGATTACGCCATTCGGTTGTACGGCACTCTTTGCAACAACGGCTTTCAGCACAAAGACGCCATGCCCGACGAATACTGGACGTGCTCGTGGCGCTATGCCGGCGGAATCGTTGCGAGCGTTACGGGCCGCGGCGATTATTTGACCTATTACTGCAGCGGCAACGAGGGTATCATTGACCCCGAAGTACGCGAAGATTTGTTAAAGCTCAACTGGTGCGTTGTCGACGGCTTTTACGCAAATCGTAAACAGCGAGGATAAAATGGCGGCGTTTGTAGCTGGGTTATTTTTTGGGGCTGTATTTGGCGCCATACTGTGCGCTTTAGTTCGCCGGCATTACTGGTTGCGCGCTGGGAAACGATGGCCAATGCGCGTTCGATATCGCCGCTACCACGCGTCAAAACGTGGTCGGGTGTTGAGTTTTAGTCGACGCTATTATCCAAGCCCGTATCGTATGTCGCGGCTTTTGAACCGGTTAGCGGACTTTGACGACAGCGATCTTCAGCGCTGAATATGCTATTTTATAGGGCAGGAACTACGCCCGCAGGGATAGCACGATGGCTAAAAAGCGCATATCTGATCTGCCCAGTAAGCCAATACCGGGCGCCGACGATTTAATCGCAATCGTCGATCAGCAGTCAGAACTTCCGACGACAAAAAAGACGACCGTCGGCAACCTGCTGGCCGCTTTAAATATCTTTTCTCAGGGCGCGACTGGCCCTCGCGGCGCTACGGGCGTAGCTGGTGCCACTGGCGCGACTGGCCCGCAGGGTACGCCGGGTCTCGTCGGCGCGATGGGGCCGACAGGTGCTCGCGGAGCTACCGGTGTCGCTGGCCCGGCGGGCTCTACGGGCGCGACAGGTATTCCCGGCACGGCCGGGGCGGCCGGCGCCACCGGTGCGACAGGTGTTGCAGGTACAGCGGGCGCGACAGGCGTTGACGGACCTACCGGCGCTACAGGTGTACGCGGACCTACGGGCGTAACAGGCCCTGCCGGCGCTACCGGTGCGTCTGGGTTACAAGGCGCCACAGGCGCTGCTGGCGGGACAGGGCCGCAAGGCGAAAGCGGCCCGCGTGGCTTTGCTGGCGCGACAGGTTTACAAGGACCAACTGGCGTTATTGGTGCAACTGGTGTGACGGGCGCGCTCGGCGCTACCGGCGCAACGGGCACAACCGGTGAACCCGGCCCGACCGGTTCGCAAGGCGCTACGGGCGTGCAGGGTGTCAGCGGCGCCACAGGCGTTCAAGGGCCGACTGGGCCGCAGGGACTACAGGGCTTAACCGGCCCGCAAGGTCCGCAAGGTATACAGGGGCTTTCTGGGCCGCAGGGTATACAAGGCCCCGCTGGCGCGACCGGCGTCGCCGGACCGACGGGTGCGACCGGCATTGCTGGCGCAACGGGCCCGCAGGGGAGTGTAGGCGCCACAGGCGTAAACGGACCAACAGGCGCGACCGGCATTCAAGGTCCGACTGGCCCGCAGGGTGACACCGGTGCAACTGGCGCGGCTGGCCTCAACGGCGCGACTGGTGCGTCCGGCGTACAGGGGGCTACAGGTGTTGCGGGCATAAACGGCATTAACGGCGCAACAGGTCCGCAAGGCGCTACAGGACCGCAAGGTATTCAAGGCGTACAGGGTGATCAGGGTATTCAAGGCGAAATCGGCGCAACGGGCGCCACGGGCGCTGTTGGTCCGCAGGGACCCACCGGCGTCGGTATTCGTCTTTACGGAACGATTCAAAGCTGGCCGCCAGCCGGCACGCCAACAATTGGCGACACATGGATCATCGGCGCAGGGGCGCTGACAGACGAAGATTTGCCGATCAACGCGACAGAGGGTGTTGCATATACGTGGAACGGCACAAACTGGCAGAACATTGGGCGCGTTCTTGGCCCGCAAGGCGCAACAGGCGCAACCGGCGTCGCCGGAGAACTCGGCGCGACCGGAGTTACCGGGCCTACAGGCGCTGCCGGGCCTACAGGCCCGACGGGAGCTGACGGAACAACTGGCCCTACTGGTTTGCGCGGTATTACTGGCGCAAGCGGTCCGCAAGGCGCAACAGGCCCAACAGGTCCGCAAGGCGTTATCGGTATTCAGGGCCCGATCGGCGCAACTGGTTTGAGCGGACCAATCGGGCCGCAGGGCATACAAGGTCCTGCGGGCCCAACAGGTCCAATTGGCGCTACTGGTCCTATCGGCGCGACCGGTATTTCTGGTGTGCGTGGTTCCACTGGCGCGACAGGTTTAACAGGTTTCACTGGCCCCGTCGGCGCTACTGGCGTGCGCGGACCAACAGGCGCTACGGGCCCGGCAGGCGCTACCGGCGCCGGCGTAACAGGTGCAACAGGCATTGACGGCTCGACTGGTGCAACAGGCGCAACAGGACCCGGTTTAACGGTGACAGCGGGTTCGTCGCCGGACAGTATTTACGTCAACGACATACTTGTTTACGCTGCACAGGGCGCCACTGGTCCGCAAGGCACCACGGGACCGACCGGACCACAAGGTCCGCCGCCAACAGTCGAAGGAACAAACGACCCGTCGATTATTGTCATCGGCGGCGTACCTGTTTACGCAGCTCGCGGGTTACAAGGTGTTACCGGTCCAAGCGGCCCATCAGGCCCGATGGGGCCAACAGGGCCGGGCGGCGGACCAACGGGCCCGCCGGGTCCACCGTCATTGTGGGCGGCATTAATTCTCGGAGGATAACGTGACAGCTAACATCGTCGCTACGACAAGTATCTACGGCAAAACGCAGGCGGGAAGAATTCCGGCCGACGGCGTTGACGTGCTTATTAATCCGGTCGGTAGCGCCAAAGTGCTCCGTGTAAGCACGTTGCTTGTGAGCAACACCACAGGTACGACAAACGCAGACATCATAGCGGTCGTGCGTCGCGGCGGCATCACGGGCGCCTCGTCCATCTACTTTGACGGCTACAGCGGCTACCTGACCATGAATAGCGCCAGCGGACTGACGTTTGCCGGCGACTTTACGATCGAGGCGTGGGTCTACATCGACTCATTGCCGAATAACTTCGGCATACTTGAAACGCGCTCGGGCGCGAATCAAACGAGTTACATGTTTTACATCACAAATAACGGGTTTTATCGTCTGGCGTGGATCGATTCGAGCGCGACACAATACTCGACCATTCCGATATTTTTACAGCGGTGGACGCACGTCGCCATTTGCCGTTCGTCTAACGTCCTCAGCTTTTATGTCGACGGCGTACGAGATAACGGGCTGTCGTTTGTAAACACGGGCACCTTTACGCCAAGCAATGCAAATCCGCGTATTGGTCGTTTGATGGACGGACACTACGCGAATGGTTACATGGAGGAGCTGCGCGTAAGTACCACCGCGCGCTACTCTGGTGACTTTACACCGCCGACAACGCCATTTCCCGACAACGAAGCTAACACAACGCTTCTGCTGCACGGCGACGGCGCCAACGGTTCGACAACGTTTACCGACAGTGTCATAGCGCCGCATTCGTTTGCGCCTTCGGGCGGTATTGTTGTAAAGACGTCTCAAAGTGCATTTACTGGTAATGAGACGCGAATCGCCCATCGAATCACAGTACCGGCCGGCGGAACATTGGCCGTGTTGTCAAAAGAAAATCCTCTGTACTTGGAGTCAGGCGACCGGATCACGTGTTTTGCCAGCGCCGACAATCGACTGGATTATGTCTGCTCGTATGAGGAGATTTCCTGATGCCTCGCGGTCGTGTTGGAGGACGGACAGGATACCGCGATACCGGACAGCCCAGCCGTAACGGGGCTAACGGTGTGTGGGGCCTGCAAGAAGCAAACGACGCCCTGTGGCGGTCGAGCTGGCCCACGGTCTTGGCGCCTAACGCCCAAGGCTTTGGTATTGGTGCGAACCCTTCTGATATCAATGCTTCGTGTACGTTCACGGCGACGTTTACAGCCAACGCGTACCGCACCGGGCGCTGGGAAGATCCAATTACGGTTGCGTGGCAAAAAGCAGATAAAAATGCGGATACGCCGCTAACTGGAAATCCGTGGGTCGGCGACGATCCGCAAACATGGTGGAACGACCTGCCGTACGCCAACGCGCCAGCGCCTGTGCCGTATCCGCGCGTCATCAATACGCCTGTACCTATAAATCCGGCGGGTGATCCTTATTTCAAAAACGTCGCCCTGCTAATGTCGATGGATAGCGGTTTTACAGACGCATCTATCAACAATCGAACGTTTAGCGTCGTCTCGGGCGCGGCTATTCAAACCGCCGTAAAAAAGAACGGCACAGGCAGCGCCGAGTTCAACGGCACGTCCGGCTTTGCGGTGACGAACAACACGACCAACATGTCGTTTGGCACAAGCGACTTCACGATCGAGTCGTGGGTTTATTTGCGCAGCGATTCACGCAGCGGCTGCATTATCGCCGAACAACACGTCGGCAATCCGATTAGTATTGCTTTTGGCTTTCACGGACCAAGCGGCTTTGAAGATACAGGCCGGAGATTGTTTTTTGGTAGCTGGAACGGCTGGTGGCAAATTCACATTACGGCGGACACCGATATTCCGTTAAACCAGTGGGTGCATGTAGCCGTCACGCGCTCTAGTAATTACATCTACCTATTTTACAACGGATCTATTGTCGGTTTCACAACTACCGGTTTTACAATAGCAAACCCGACGATGGGCTACAACATCGGCAAGCGTTGGGATAACACAGCGTCTAGCCCGTACCTACTCGATGGCTATATCGACGACTTACGCGTAACAATTGGCGTTGCACGTTACACGGCAAACTTTGTACCGCCCGTCGCACCATTTCCGACTACCGTTGGCGCAGATCCCGCGTTTAGTCAGGTAACCATGCTGTTGCCCATGACGGGCGCAAACAACTCCATAACGTTTACTGATGTTGCTACAACACCAAATATTTTTACGCGCAACGGCAATACAAAGATTAGCACGGTTGTCACGCCAGAAAATGTTTCGGGGTCTGCCGGATTGTTTGACGGCAACGGCGATTATTTAACTACGTCGGGCGGCTCGCAGTTCACTTTTAATGGTGATTTTACGATCGAGGGCTGGTTTCGTTTTGCAAACAATACGAAAGGGTATCAGCCGTTAATCACTACGCATTCCAACGCGGATGCTACCGGTTGGACATTAATTCTTGAAAGCAACAACCGTTTGTATTTTTACGCCGCGCAACAAGCTTGGTGGGGAAACTACTGGGGCATCGGCGCCGACACGGGTATTACACCGCCGATCAATAAGTGGGTGCACATCGCTGTTACACGCCGTAACGGATATTTGCAGATATTCTTCGGCGGGCGGGCCGTGTATGGCACGACCTATACGGCTCAGATCTATTCGGGTAACACGCTTGAAGTCGGCGAATACGCCGGCGTGTGGGGCAATGGAACCGGCCGCGGTTTTGACGGCTACATGTCTCAATTACGGATCACCAACGGTACGGCGCGCTACACGGCCGACTTTACGTCACCTGCGCTGGCCTTTCCGACGTCGTGGTCAGACCCAGATCCGTACGCGGCTGACGTCGTTGTGTTGGCGAATTTTGAAACAGGCCCGCGCGACAGCAGTAGCAATAATTTTCCGAGCGTAATGAGCAGCAGCGGCGCCATCACGCCAAATAACAAAAAGTTTGGTAGCTACAGCTTGTCAAACGGCTCTGTCGGTTTTGTTGGCGACACCACGCTGCCAGCCAGTTTTACGATTGAAGGCTGGTACTATTTCAACACCATAACGACAAAACGCTACTTGTTTTCGACCGGCACGCTCGGCGTGAATCTCACAGACTTGTACATGGAAACAGGCAAGCTGTATTTACAAATTAATGGCGGGTCGCCGCAGACGCTGCCCGGCACGCAGCATGTACAATCGGGCAGCTGGACGCACATCGCGCTTGTGCGAAATGTCGCCGCCGCGACGGCAGTCATTCGATGCTACGTCGACGGCGTGTATCTAGGCGATTTTAATTCCAGCGATCCGGTCGGTGACACGACGGTTGCGCGCAGTTTGTATGTATTCGCCGCGCAGAATGATTACACAGATGAATTTCGTGTGACACGCGCGGCGCGATACACCGCCGCCTTTATTCCGCCCACAGAACCATTTAACAACGGCAACACAGTCACGTCGCTTGTCGTTAATAACGCGGGAAAACGAGCGGTCAACGGAACGTATTATCCGGCCGTAGCAAGCAACAATTCGTACAACTTGAAGCAGTTTTACCGCAAGTCGGACAATCTTTACTGCCTGTTTTGGTACAACGGCTACTGGCTTATTCACGAAGCTGACAGCAACGGAAATCCTTCTGGTACGTGGCAGTACTACAGCGACGGCTACAACTGGAAAACAATTCAAACATATCCGTTGCAGTATTCGCAGCCGCTCAACGCTTCGTTAACGCTGAACAACCTGACATTTGCGGATAACGCCACGTACTACCGGATCGCGGCGCGCAGCGGGTTTCAAGAAGCCGTCAGTTCCGCGGCGCTACTCACGGTCGAGCCGCTGAGTATTCAATTTACGGTAGAGCCGCAGGACACCACGATTAACTCTAGCGTCACTGGCTCTGTGACATTCACAGCGTCTGCGCTTGGTATTGGGCGTACCACGGGGCAGACGTATTCGTCGTTTACCTATCAGTGGCAAAAGAAGGGCCTCGACGGCGGCTGGCAAGATATCCCGTTCGCTACCGGCACGTCAGTGACCGATACGGCGCTTACGCCCGGTACAGACAACGGCAATCAGTACAGAGTTCGCGCTGGCTGCGGTTCGACAAATATCGGTTTTAGCCGCGCGGCACTGCTTACGGTGATCTGATGGTCGCAAAGCTGATTACGATCGGTGGGCGGCTGCGGGTGCCGGATTGCAGCAGCCCGACGCTCATTATGGGCGAAACAAAAAACAAAGACTGTTGCTGCGGCTGCGGAATCGAGGGCGTGCAGCTGGAGTATAAAGCCGGCGGTAACGACGGGCATCAATGCGATCGCGCGAGCTTTACGCTGTATATTTACGCCGAAGGGCAGGAAGCCAACCGCGTCGAAATCGGCAACGTCAATCTCAACAACGGTTCCGACGGCCGCGAGGTTACGGTCACAAAGACAATCAGCAAAAAGCAGGCCGAGGATATCACCAAAGACGCCGAAGATTGCTGCATTCTCTACGCCCAACTGGAGTGCGACTACTCCGACTGCCACCGCGGTATTGCGCGTCTTAAGGTTACGCGCTCCAATAACGGCGAAGTGCTGTTCAACGGAACAGCGGGCGAGTCGCCGGTTCGAATCAACGTTTGCCCAGACGATACAACGACAGAACTTTAAACGTGGCAAAGCTTTATTTTCGGTATGGAACGGTCGGCAGCGCGAAGACCATGAATCTGCTGGCTGTGGCGCACAACTACCGGCAGCAGGGCAAGAAGGTGCTGCTGCTGAAACCCGAAATCGATACGCGGTTCGGCAAAGATATCATTAAAACGCGGGCAGGCTTAGAGGCTCACGCCGATTGCCTTGCGCCCGCCGCCGGACCGTTAGTACTCCCGGACCTTACTGACGTCGTGTGCGTGCTTGTCGACGAGGCGCAGTTTTTAACCGCCGACGGCATCGATAGCCTGCACCGCGTTGTGCACTTATCGCCCAAAATCCCGGTCATTTGCTACGGGTTACGCACTGACTTTCGTCGGCAACTCTTCCCAGCTTCACAGCGGCTACTGGAGCTGGCTGATACGCTCGAAGAAATTAAAACGATATGCACGTATTGCTTGCACAAAGCTGTGTTCAATCTTAAATTGTGCGACGGCAGCCCCACCCTTGACGGGCCCGCTGTAGAACTCGGTTGCGAAGAAAAGTATCTTCCGGTCTGTGCCTCGTGCTATGCAGTCAAACACGGAATCGCTGCGGATCGAAGTACCGGCTGAGCTGCCCGCGCATAAACAGCCGCGCATGTCTGACGCAACCGCGTTGCTGGTCATTGGCGCCCCAATTCTTATTATGGGGCTTATTTTTGGCAGCGCGCTGTGGGTGAAGTACGTCGATGACCGCCGGCTCGCGCAACGGCGACAGGCGCGGCTACGAGAAATCCACGAACACAACGAGCGGATGTACGCGCTCGTCATGAGTGAACAGGCGCAAGCTTCTGCGCAACGCCGCGCCGCACCAGCGCCCGCTACACGCACACCACTGACGCACAACGAAAACAATCGCCGCCGTATCTTCAGACTTTATTGAGGTAACTTATGGCTGCTCGCGTCCTGCCCCCGACACCTGCAGAAATAGCATTGCGCGCCAAAGAAATTCGATTACAGTGGTCGGATAGGGAAAAAGAAAAGCGGCGCGCTTACAAAACAAAAGTAGTTTACGTACCGGTGCCGGATTCTTGTTTCCACGATAGCACGCCCCACCACGCTACGGCAAAACTGACGCGGCGCTTAATTCCACTCGATTGACATGTTTTTAAAGTGGGCTACGTTTGTAACGTTCGTGGTGGCGTGGGCGTGGTTTATTCTTCGCGTAGCGTATATCGATCATCAACTTGAAAGGGAACGACGTGGGCTGCTGCCAAAACAAAAAGTGCGACCGACCGAAGGAAGAAATGCTCGATACGCCGACGTTGCTTGCGCTACTGGAAGACGGTACGGCAGTAGCTGCAAAGCTCCTCGACATCGCAAAGGGCGGCATTCGCTTTGTCGGTTTCAAAAACGCGCAAGTCAGCGAGCTAGCTGCGACGATATCGAGCATTGTGGCGGAGAATAATTATCTCAAGCGTCTGCTCGGTATTTTCCGCCCGGCTGAAATTACTGCAGACGAGCACGGCGCAAAAATATCGTTTGGCCCGAGGAATGAATACACGTTGTTTATTCCAGCTGTGACGCAATCAGCGCGCACCAAAGTCGCCAATAGCCTGAAAGCCGCTGCCGAAGATCTGCAAAAAGCTTCGCCGGCCGTACCAGAACAAAAGTGGTTGCCGTTTGTAGACTGCGCTTAATCAATGGAGTGATATATGGCTGATAAGCCGACGCTGCATCTTGTTGGAATTTTTCACACGCAGCACACCGCGGCGTATTCGCATTGCGCGTTTACAGGCAAAGCGCTGCGCTTCTCCAAGATGCTGCGCATGTACGGCTACCGCGTCGTCGAATACGCCAATGCCGGCAGCGAGAGTCTTGCCGACGAGCACGTGCCCATGCTCACGCTGTCCGAGTTTGATGAGATGTTGGGCAGGCGTGACAAGACAGCGTTTCACGGCAACGACGCGACGGTGGGCGCGCCGCACCACACATTGTTTGAGCAGCGGCTTGTACCGGCGATGCAGCAACGTGTTAAGCCAAAAGACATTATCTGCCACCCGTTCGGTCACGCGCATTCTCGGCTGCTGCAAGACTTCCCAAACAACGTGCACGTCGAAACAGGCATCGGCTATCCGACGCTGGTAGACGGTACGATCCGTATTTTTGAAAGTTACGCGTGGCGACACTATCACGCAGGTAAAGACGGTCGGCAGGGCGCGCACTACGAATACGTCATTCCGAACTATTTTGATATCAATGACTGGCAGCCCAAGTTCTCGCCGGGCTCGTACTATGCGTTTCTGGGGCGCATCGACGCCTGCAAAGGTCTCGATACGCTTCAAGAGATCGCCAAGCATTTGCCGGCAGACGGTCCAAAGATCGTGCTGTGCGGTCAAGGCGATCATTCACGCTGGGCGCACCCCAATATCGTCTACAAGGGGCCGCTCAAGGGCACAGAGCGCAGCGAGTTCATGCGCAACGCTATTTGCTCGCTCATGCCCACAAACTTCATCGAGCCGTTTGGCGGTTCGGGCGTGGAGGGGCTGCTGTGCGGCACGCCGCTCATCGCCACAGACTATGGCGCGTTCACGGAGACCGTGCAGCCCGGTTTCAACGGCTTTCGCTGCAAGACGCTGCTGGACTGGCTTACAGCCCTGCAGAAAGTGACAGCGCTAGACAGGGCCGCCATTGCCAGTGCGGCCAGAGCGACCTACAGCCTCGAAGCATGTGGCGCCCGGTATGACGAGGCTTTCCAGCAAATCTACCAGCTGTACGACAAAGGCTGGTACACTCTGCCGCCCGACTGGGGTCAAAAACAGCGCTGTCTGAGCCCTGTTTGCGCCTCGGTTTAAATACCTAAATTTCGGGCATTATCCGGGCATATTTCGTGTGCCCCGCAGATATGTGTCTGCGGACCCGGGCACAATATCGGGATAAGCAAGGAGGATACCGTGCGTCACCCGATTTTGCGTGAGATCCTGATCGTCGTGTGCACTCTTGGTGGTACCGCTCTTGGGCTTGCAGCGGGCCATTCTCTCCAACTTGGAGACGGAGTCGCAGTGACGAGCGCGTTTGTCGGCTGGGGCCTTCTCGGAGGCTTTGCCGACTTCTGTTTAAGGAGTCAGCGAGATGATGACGATGAATAAGTTCATGACCCCCGTGGTTTTGGCGTTGGTGGTGTGTCTGGCCGGTGTCGCTTCTGCTGCCGAAAAGCTCAATGCGCGGGGCAAGAAAGAGCTGCAGGCAATCGAGGCAGTAATTCAGCAAAACTTCGCCGCGAGTAATGCTGAGGACGTGGAAAGCGTGATGGACACCATGACGCCGTACACGCCCGACAAAGAGCGGTTCGTCAACGAGCTGAAACAGTTCTTTGACGAGGTCGACTGTTACACGCGCTTGATCTCGGTCGAGTTCGTGTCGGCTGAGATGACGGCGGAGTACGGGCCGGTTGTCACCGTCAAAGTCGTGCAAGAAACGCTTGCCGGCAAAGACGGAGAAGATCTGCCATACTCTGAGTTCCGCTCGCGGTCGGCCATGCTGCCGCCGTGGGAACTGTGCGAGTTCGAACTTGTCATGCACAAAGTGCGCGGCAAGTGGAAAGCGCATCTTATGGGCGGTAACGTTCGTGAGGTGACGCGCGAGGAGTTGCAGGAGCGCGCAAGCGCCCCCGCCTGTAAAGACGGCTCGTGCCGCCTTACAAACGTTAGCGCACGTTAAAAACGCGTGGGCCTTTAGCTCAGTTGGTAGAGCAAGGGACTTTTAATCCTTTGGTCGTGGGTTCGAGTCCCACAGGGCCCATTGGGGGATTTTTGAGTTTCATTTCCAAACAAGGAGGTTTTGAAATGAAGGGGATCGAGATTAAGGGTAACGTTCTTGGTTTTATCACGGCGCTTTTGATGATCGCTGGCATTGCTTGGGAGAGCTATGTCGACTATCAAAAAGCGCATCCGCAACCGACAACGTTGCAACCGCCGTCACCGACTGTTACACCCATCTACTGGAACGACGGGCAGCGGTGGTGGTGCCAGATTGGCGACAAGAGGTACGTCTGGAATGGATCACAACAGCGATGAGATGGGTCGGCTTGCAGGCTACTACAACAAGCGGATCGACGAGTTGCTTGACTCGTTGCGCCGCACATTGGACGCGCCTCGCGAGTTAACTCAGGGGTTGACCTATCGTGAATTTCTCGACATCCAGCGGCTCTGTGAGAACCTGCGGGAGTCGGTGACTATTCGCGATACCATGGGGACGCACAGCAACACCGATCGTGACCTGTATCGGTGGATTGCGCATCCCAACAAGTATCCTGCGCCCGCCGCGCAGGAGGACCCGGTCACGGTCTAACAGGCGGCTGGCCGAGTGGCGAAACTGGCAGACGCACGGGACTTAAAATCCCGTGGAGAGCGATCTCCGTGCGGGTTCGATCCCCGCCTTGGCCATTGGAGGGCATCTGGAGAAAAAGATGAGCGAAGAAAAAGACACGGCGATTTACAAGCCCGATCGGTGTTACCGTTGCGGCGGTCAGATGGGTTTGTTCTCGCTTAAGGACACATGGAAGATGCGCGTCGGCGGCGACCTACACGAAGTCCCGGTATTTGCGATTCCATGCCTGAAATGTCTGGAGTGCGGCAACACAGTGTTAAACGGCTGGTCTGACGAGCCAGTGATGTGGTGCCTGAACAGGTATTTGGATCGACAAGGTCTGAATACGTGGCAGCATAAAGCATGGCGGTGGGTTCGTCGCCGCATCGAAAGTTGTATTGATCGATACAACTACTGGGTCTACAAGACTTTCTGCAGGTAAATGTGTGGTGCCAACGCATTCGCTAGGTGTTGGGCTTGGATAAATGGTTGCCTTATCAACCAGCCACACGCATAGGCGCATAGCTCAATTGGTCAGAGCACCTGCTTTACACGCAGGGGGTTAGGGGTTCGAGTCCCTTTGCGCCTACTGTAGTCATCGTGACTACAACTGCCGGCGTGGGCCGGCTTTTTTGTTAGCTATGAAGGGAGTCAGTGCGATGAAGGTCAAGTTTGTTGTGCCGCGTGGTTGCTCGTGCCGTTCGTTCATGCGGGAAATCTTCCCGCAGGTCAACGCGTACCGAAAGACCCTCGGCAAGCGCCCGATGTGCATGAACTCGTTTTATCGCTTGCGCCGCGTGGCTGCGGAGCGGTGGTTGAGCGAGCGCATCGAGCGTTTCCCCAAGAACCCGGCTAAGTGGCAGGGTAACCCGTTTCTCGCGAGCAACCATAACGGTGGTTATGTGTTCTCCGAGAAGCACGCCAACGCCATTCTAGCGATGGCTGTTAACTGCAAGCTGGCGGCACCGCGCGGGATTGCGGTGGCTCGGCAGCGCCGTGTCGCAGCCAAGCGGCGCAAGCAGCTTGCCGCCTGAACGCGGCTAAACCATGCCCGGTGCGGGGCTCCACGTTTCTCGGCTACGCGCACCCGTAGCTTCTCACGGAGGGTTTTTATGTTTCGTCTTGTTCTTGTGGTACTGGCACTGACGATGATGGCCGGCAATGCGCAAGCCGGCCCATTTCGGCGACGTGTGACGCACAGTTACACGCCGTCGGCCACGTACCAGCCTAGCGCGTACTCCCACGACACGAGCACTGCTCAGGGCGTGGCAGAACGACAGGCCCAGAATTGCGTCATGGGGCACCATGGCGGCAATTCTGGCTACGAGGGCGTGGGCATGGGTTCCACGCCTGACGAAGCGCTCGGCAGGTGCTGCTACAGCCGTAGCGGCATGACTGTTGTCGACCAAGGGGTCGCGCAAGGCAGGGATGGCCGCTGGTACGCTTGCAAGAGATACCGGTAAGCGTAGACTCGCTGACGGCGGGGTGCTGGCAGTAGCCCAAGCTGCTGGCACCCCGCCCACGCGAGACATGCGCCCGTGGTGTAACGGTTAGCACACGAGACTTATATTCTCGGTCCGAAAGGATACAGGCTGATTACCTGTAAGTCGGGGTTCGATTCCCTGCGGGCGTATGGTTTTGTTATCAAAGGAACGCAAAATGACGCTAGAAAAAGCATCGGAGTTGGTGGCTAAGCTGCGCCCGCACGTTGACGCGTACCAGCTGTTTGCGCATTTCGTCGGGTTTTTCAAACTCAATGGCCCGCAACAGCTGCTGTTTGCGAAAGTGTGTGGGATTGTTAGAACACTGGAATAGTTAGTGACGGCCCCATCGTCTAGCGGCCTAGGACAACGGATTTTCGTTCCGTTTACCGGGGTTCGAATCCCCGTGGGGTCAATGACATAACTCGGTAGCCCAACTGGCAGAGGCGGTAGACTTAGGATCTACTTGTTGTGGGTTCGACTCCCACCCGGGTTATTGTCTCGGCAGCGTGTGTACAGCGCTGCGAAATGCAGGGGAAAGTAGTCCACCTTAAATTGTGGGAGAGTGATAGATAAGTCAAGCTCGTTAGGACCACAGCCCTGCGCGAGACATTTCGGGGGCGTACTGGTATCGACTGGATGACGGAGGTTCAAGATTGCGTGTCGTGGTTGATCGGGTGGCCACGTAAAAACTCGATCGATGTTAGTCGGCAACACTCTTGCCATCGCTGCCTGAGTAAAATCAGCAGCCCGCGAACCAGCCCCAGTCGGAAGGGTTGTCTAGCGGTCGCCAAATCCGACTCGCCTAGCTCACTGCTCTGTCCTGCTAGGTTAAATTCGTTCAGAGCTGGCCTGTCCTGTTACCGCGCTGGTAGGGTGACACTCAGGTGAGACTAAATTCACCAGAAACACACGTGTAGAAGTCTGAACTGAAACATCTCAGGACGCGGGTTCGATTCCCGCCGCCTCCATGAGGGCGCGACTAGCGACGGCTAGAGATGCCCTCTTATACAACGGGGATTAAGGGGCAGCTTCCTGCTGCAGGTAACAGCATGGGGCCCCGGGAAACTAGGGTAGATTGGTATGCCCGAACCCAAAGACCGATATCCAGCGCCAGCTAGCATACCTGAGCGCACCGTTGTAAACCGGGTACTCCTTACCTTTGGCTATCGTTGCGGGAAATCTCGCGGCGTGCTGCCGACGTGGGGGAGTTCCAAGAAGAGCTGCAGCTAGTCTTGGGTTATAGGGCCGGAACGTAAAGGGCCCGCCCGGTTTTTCTTTTTTTCTTTGAAAGGAGTAGTTATGGCTGATCCCGTGATTGATAGCGTGCGCATTGCCTCGGTTGGACCCGAGTTCATGTGTCACCACGAAGTGATCGTGACGTTTGCCGGCAGCGAAGAGGAAAAGATGATCATCCGCTACTACCCTGATGAGATCTCGTTCCGCGAGGCTGAGCTGCTGGGTCTGACGGAGAAGCAGGCATCTGACCTGTGGTTCCAAAAGGACAAGGCGTACCTGTTAAATGGCACCTAGGAGCAAACCCATGAAAGTTGGAGATCGGATACAGTTGCTGGCGCCCATGAAAAACCCGGATTCTGCGCGCATCCCGGTTGAAGAGGGCATGTCCGCAGGGCTTGAAGGCACGATCGTATATCTTTCGCTGGATGGTCCGGCGGACTGGCACCAGATCGGCGTCAGGTGGGACAACGGCCGGACGTTAAACATCCTGCCCAAGACGGATCGGTTTCGTGTTATTCCCGTAGAGGAGCAAAAGCATGCCGACGCTGTTTAACAAAGAGACGGCCAAGCTTGATCACTTTGGTCACTGCCCTGAGTGCAATGCCGATTGGTGTGCTGGAGATATCTTTACGGTCTTGCGCGGACAGAACTGGTGCAAGGATAAGAGCGACGAAGAGCTGCGCAAGTACATCGAGCAGTGTTATTCGCCGCCCTATAAGTTCAGTCGGCTAATCGGCGTCCAGCTGCCGTACAGCCATCCCAAGCATTACGACGGCGTGTCGTATTGGGAGTGCCCGGAGTGCCAGCATCAGTGGCAGCGGTTCAACGATTAGAAAGGATGCTATGAAAGTTTATATCGGCAAGTCGCCTAAATGGTGGGGTCCGTATCAGATTGCCGACCTGCTTCAGTGGGTTGGCGTTTCTGAAGACCGCTGCCAGAAGATCGGTGAGCGGCTGAACAAGACGTGGTTTGGTCCGTTCTGTGAGTGGTTCCACGGCCGGTTCCGCAAGCAGAAGGTTGTCGTCAAGGTGCACTATTACGACACGTGGAGCGTTGATAGCACCTTGGCGCCGATCATCTTGCCCTTGCTCAAGCAGCTGAAGGCGACCCAGCACGGCCACCCCTTCACGGACGACGAGGATGTCCCGGAAGAGCTTCGGTCGAGCGCTGCGCCGGCGTTAACAGAAGAAGAAAAGAACTGCGGCGTTCCTGACCAGCTCCATGAAAAGCGCTGGGAGTGGATCATGAACGAAATGATCTGGGCGTTCGAGCAATTGAACGACCCTGATCACGACAATAAGTTCTGGCAGGGTCGAGATGATCTGGCCGATATTGATAACATCACCGAGCACATCAAGCGGGTGAAGTGTGATTTCGAAGGATTGAAAGCACACGAGGAGCGTATCCGCCGTGGAACGACTCTGTTCGGCAAGTACTATCAAGCCCTGTGGGATTAATCATGGCTACGATGTCGCTGGTTGATGTGTTGTCACAGTGCGCCAACATCGACACGTCCGTGGCCCGGCGCGTGATCGTTGAGGGTCGCGTAAAAGTCGACGATCGTGTCGTTGATGACCCGGCGGCTCGGCTGCCAAACGAACACGGGTTGCCGTCGTTCGTGAAGTTCGATGAAAAGCTTTACCCCATTTACCCCTGAAGGAGCATTCTGTGAACGCGCTTGAAGAACACGCACTGAAACTGCAGAAGTTTGATCCGCTGCACGAAGCAGAGAAAGAAGTCGGCCCCGGCAAAGAGGCCAGCGCGCTGGGTTTCGTCCTGCTGCAACACCTGTCAGCGCAAAAGGAAGACGTATTCAGCGTGCTTGGTGATACGCACTTCCGCATGCCGTACGCCGAGTACGTGCGGGTGGTAGAGCGACACGGGTTCGAGAAGGTGTACCACGAAACCCACGGCGACCGAAACGATGTTTACGAGATCTGGTGGCATCCTGACGGGCTGTTGCTCACGACGGAATCCTACGACCGGAAAAGCGTGAACACGGCGAAGGTGTACTACAACTGGGTGCCTGCGAGCACTGAAGTGGCGTGGCGTGTCAGGTCTTCGGGCGACTATGGCCACGAACCCGAAAACAATCACGTTTGGGCCGGGGATTTTGACGGCCGCGAGGGCGTGTTTACACACCTGAAGCAATTGCGCGAGAACGGTCGGCTGTTGGCGCAGTGGACAGTGCAACCGTTCCTGTGGTTTCTGAACTACTCCGACACCAAGGACAAGAACTACGACTACAAGGCAATTAACCGCCTGAAGTTTTGTGTCCTGCCGGAGCATGTTCAAAAGGCGATTGGTGGTCTCAAGGATTAACTTTCACCCTCAAAGGAGCGTTTCATGTACGAGGCCGTTCTGAAGCCGATCAACAGCCAGCCCGGTCCGCATCATCTCCGCGGCTGGCTGCACTGCCCGAAGCGGAACTCGGACGTGTTGGAGATCAACAACACGGCCAGCGTGGACGGGAAGATCTTGGCGTTCGCGGCGCTGATGCCGGAGATCGAGGAGTTCCTGATTCGGCTCAGCCCCGACTCGCCGCTCGCGCTCATGCTGCTGGAGAAGTGGCGAGACGTGCGGTACGAGTTGGAGGAGAGCGCGAATCCCCGCGTGTCGGCGAAGGAGGCTGGCTGATATGGACAGCAATCTTCGCTGGTTCGTGCATGCGTTGCGAGACGCCTGCGATTACGCTTTGTCTGACGGCATGATCGGCAATCAGATGGGTCACATCGAGTCGATTGAGGTGACCGAATGCGATATTGATGCGGAGCATGCGCCGATCATGCTGAAAGTCACGTGCTTTGGTGCATACTCGCCGACGGAGGCCCGGCGAGTACACGAAAACCAAAGCATTGTCGAAGTCATGGATCGTGTGGCGCGCTATCTAGGCGATCGCGCCATTGGCCTGAAAGATTCGTTCGATGACCTGCGGTAAAGGAGAACCCGTGGATAACTTGTCGATAGCGATGGCGCAAGGACTGCTCAAACTCGCCGAAACGCTGGTGAAAACCAGAGACGAGCTGCGCGAAACGATTGACAAGCTGGAGTATCAGCGTAAAGTCGTAGACACGTGCGCAAACACCCTGATTGACACCCTCAAGGACGCGTTGTTAATCGCGTATCAGAATGCCGGCGAGCAAGACAGCAGTGAAGTGGAACAACCAATGGTGGGACGAAGTGGTACACAAGAAGGAGGCGCTGGAACCGATGGTGACGACGAGCGCAGGGACGCGGTATAAGACAGACGCCGAGGTTGAGTTAAAACAGCTTCGGCGCGCACTGTTAAATATTCGCAGGTCGATGGGCAACCTTGTTCAAGAAATGGACAAGCGCTGCCCGGGCAGTGAAGCCGAGGATATCGTCACGCGGTATGTGTGCTCTACGCAGCACTATATCGACACGTTGACGTAGCGCATTCGGGTGTTACAATACCCGCGTTGGCACAAGAAACGCTCGTGAGAAGCATGTGTATGAACCTATCTCTAGGTGCATGCAGAGGGCTGAAACAACGAGCAGCTTTCGTGAAATGTTTTGCAGGAACCGTTAGGGTAGATGGCGGAATAGCGGGCAGCCCCGCCCGGGCCTCGTGGCTATTCCAAGTGACTCCACTCGACTACACTACATTATGGCTAGGGGAGCGGGTGGTGCAGGTGAAAGACCTGCCGGGCTAGTTTTAAATAACAAAGACGCGCGTCCGTACAACGTGCATCTGTCCGTGACCTAACAAACGGCTGCAGGGCGTAGGTGGGTAGTGATACCTGTCCTCACGAGCGTTTCTTGTGCTAACGAATCTTTTGGCGGCCGATTGGTCGCTTCGGCACGAGCGCGGATCTCGTTAACTCCGTAAAGCCGGCAGGGATGCGCTTCCTTGCCGGCTTTTTTTAGCTATCCGCGCCATAGCTAAATATCTGCCAAAAACACGGCATATCTATTGAGGACCTATAGCTCTTGCCGCGGCAGTGCCTATTGCACTGGCCTTACGCATGAAGTTATAGCACCCCTCGCCGTACCCCCTGCCCGGTGATAGGTGGGGCCGTCTAATGGCGAGAGACCATTAGCGTTGTGCCGCCACGAGACGGCGGTTGTTTTATTTCTCTTCAAGGAGGACGAGATAATGGCTCAGCTTCGCAACAACCCGGCAGTGAAGGTCAATGTGGACGACTACCGTGACATGATGCTTGTGCTCGTGATCACGCCAGCTGATGTCGATATTGAACACTGCCTGCACTGCGGCCTTGAACTGGGCGTCTGCGAGTGCATCCCGGCAGAAGCGGCGATCCTGAACGACGACTTCGATAGCTATACGGTTATCGACGCCGAGTTCGAGAAGGTCGCCTAGCGCGATTCACCGCTGGCCGAGTGTGACGGCCAGCGGCGGTTGATGGTTGGTCATAACGCTGTGGGAACCTGCCACGTTAATAAGTAGGGTGCCGATGAAACTTCGGCCTGCTGTGGACGCCCGGTGTACTGCACAACACCACACGGAGGCGCCACGGCAGTAACACTCCGTAATAGTGTGTGCTGCGACCATGGCAACGTGGTCTGGGAACGCGCCTCTCATTGCGCGCGAATTCTCTGCCGTCGGTGTGCTGCTTTAGAGCGCCGACGCATTGGCTCTCCTGAAACGTCTTTATCGTCAGGAGCGCTACGTGGATAGTGTGTGTTACAGGTTGCCGTAAGCCGTTCCCAAGGAACGCTGCAGCCCGAGGACGCACCACAAAGCCCCTACGTGTCTAATCCGCACACGGGGCTCGGACTGCCAAGTCCGCCACATCGGAGGCGTACGGCTGCAGGGTTGCTCCTGCAGTGCAGACGCCGCGGTCGGTCTTTCGGGACCAGCCGTGCAGGATTTTTTTAGCTATTTGACGTAAGTAGCTGTCGCGCAAGCACTTAAGACAAGCAACTAATTCCTGTTTGCCGTAAGTCTTTGCGCATCAATATGTTACGTCAAATAGCTGTAAGATTGTCTTACGCGTATTTCTTACAGAATGGGTTTTGTTAACAAAACGGTACAATGGCGGGGCTTAAACACCCCTTCTTGGAGACCCAGCCATGGCCGCGCCTTTCACCATCTGGACCGAGTACGACGAAGACGACGCCGAGATGGGCATGGATATCATTATCTGGGACTAGCTAAATTCGGCCCTGTTTCCGGTCATATTTAGTGACGGATAGGCGTAAGCCAAAAATTACTACGCCAGTGCTCCGTCCGCTTTATAGAAAGGAAATAATATGGCCACGGCTCTTGCGCTGTTTGGTGGCTTGGCGTTTCTGGGTTGGGCGTCGGACAAGTGCCGACCGCCCGAAGGCTGGGAGGAGTTCACGGCGCGCTGGCAACAGCCCGTGACGCCGACCCAGCTGCAGGTCTTGAAGCCTGCCCCGGAGCCCAAGCCCCGGATCATCAACCCGTTGGAACAGACTTACGACGCCGAGTGGACAACCCTCTCGGCCCCGTAAGCGGAGGCGCACGCAGGTATCGCACCCTGACCCTGCGTGCGCTTTTTTTAGCTATCAGCGCTTATTCTTCTCAACCCAGCGCTTCAACTGGCGGTAGCCCTTGTAGCCAACCTGCCGATCCAGCTCTTCCCCGGCGTCGTTTAGATAAATAAACGTCGGTAAGCTCTTCACGCCGTACTCTTTCACCAACTCTTTCGAAACATCCGTATCAATAACTTCCACCGCCCACGTATCTACTTCGTCGGCGTTCTCCAGCATGTCTTTTTTGGCTAATTGGCAGTATTTACACCAGTCCGCCGAGAACATTAACACACTCTCAGCCGCAGCCTTCCCCAGACTCAATACGCACACCAGCCACACCAGTAAAATTATCACGAACCGCATGGCGCCCTCCTTGTCGCCCCCAAAGACGACAGATGTAGTGGGTCAAAACACCTTCTCACTATACCAGACACCCGATGCGCCCTTTTCTTCTCACGCCCCTTGTGGCAAAATAGGCGTATTCAGCTTGGGAACAGCCGCGGCGCCATCCACACGAGCTACGCCAATGCCCTTTCGCTCAGAAAAACAGCGTCGGTTTCTCTGGGCTGCGCATCCAGACATCGCGAAACGCTGGGCACACGAGTATCCAACCAAAAAGAAGCTCCCCATGTACGTATCCGACAAAGACAAGTCTGAAAGTAAAGAAACAACTGATAAACAATCCGCCGCAAGCTCTTTGGCGCTAAGTATTTACGACAAAATCTGTAAAAAAGCGGGTGTTACAGAGGTCAGAATCACCCAGCCCCATAGCGACAAGCCTACAGAAGCGGGCGAAAATCCTCCGCAGGTCGTCAAAACAGAGGGCAAAAGCTGCGGGCACGAAAATAAGTCAAATATGCAGGGAAATGGCATAAATAGCATCATGGCGAAACTTTCCGCTGTTTTGTCGCAGCCCATCATGCAGGCTTTAGAGAACGAAAGGGCCGAAATGGAGGCCCGCGAAGCCGCCATGGTCCCTGCCAACGCCGGAATTAAACGATACGCCATGCCCGCGATGGGTACGCCACTCCCCATGGGCATGCAGCCACAAGCTCCCCAAGCGCCTGCTCAGCCCGCGCAAGCCACACAGCCGGCGAACATGGGCACACCCGGCGCCTCTGGCCAGTTACCGCCTGTCGGTGGTGGTAGTTCTCCCAACGCCAATCCGATTAACTCCTTCGGCGCGATCTCCTCGTCGGGGGATATCAATGGCAATGCGTCGTTCGGCACAGCGAAGGGCATGGGCGGCGAAAAACTGGCTGGCACACCTGCGTGGCAACGGGCTGCGGGCAAGAATGAAGAAGGCGGGCTCAATGCCAAGGGCCGCGCCAGCTACAACAAAGCGACGGGTGGAAATCTCAAAGCCCCGGTGACCGAGAGTAATCCCAAGGGCGACCGGGCCAAGCGTCAGAACTCGTTTTGCTCCCGGATGTGTGGCATGAAGAAGCACGAGACTGGCGCAAAGACCAAGAAAGACCCGGACTCGCGCATTAACAAGTCCCTGCGCAAATGGAACTGCAAGTGCTCCAGTGCGTACGAGTTTGGCGTGAAGTTAGCCCACGCGCTGATATCTAAATAAAAGCCCAATTCCGGTCATATTCAGTGACGCCCAGTAGTGTATTGGGCTGATCTGTGTCCTGCTGCGCTTTAGCAGCCAAGGAGAATGACCGATGAGTCAGATGTTTGAGACGGACATCAACAAGTGGCTTCCCGACGATGTTTCGGTGCCGGCGGAAGACAGCAACAAAGAGCTGGGGCGCGTGGTCGGCTTCTTGGCCGTCTCGCTGCACAAAGTCCTTGAGCGGGTCGAACGGGCTGAAAAGACGATCGCGCAGCTGGAAGATCTCGTCGCCCAGTGCTGCGATAAGCTCAACATCCCGGTGCCGTTTCCGGGCCAAGACGACGACTTTGGCTTGGCGCCGAAACCGAAAGGGAGCCAGTCATGAAGCTCTTCACTGGCAAAGTCCACGACATCGATCTGGACGAGCCTGCCGATGAGCGCTGGACTGAGTTTGCTATTCAAAATGGCGACGCAATCCAGTCAATCCTTGGCGATGTGGAAACCCATATCGACGAGGAAGTCTTGCCACACTTGTCTGACACTGTGCGCAGCGTCATCAAGTCTTTGGCAAGCGGCAGTGGGTATATCGGGCGCTGGCTCTTGGAACAGACCGGCCTCGAATACCCGCAGGAACTCCGCTGCATTGCCCGGCATGCGGAAATTCCTGTCGGCAAACTCCTGCTGGGGAACTTAATTTACGACTTTACGTCTCTCTCGGAGATGTACGGTTGTGGGTGCAGTTCCGCCAGCTTCGATGTGAATTCCAGTCCTGTGATCGTGCGTAACATGGACTGGGTCACGCCGCCCTCCACCGGGAAACACACGAAGCTGATTCGCTTCCATCGCGGCCGCAAAAGCTACACATCTGTGGGCGTTGCGGGCATGGTGGGCGTGGTATCAGCCATGTGTGACAAGTGGGCGCTGGTCGTGAATCAAGCTCCCATCGTGAAGTCCTGCGTTGACGAGGACGAAAGCGATGAGAGCTGGTGGGGCATGTTAACTTCGGTTGTTAAAACCGTGGCATCGGTTCCGCAGTTTCTGTATGCGTGGCCTGCGTTACAGCGGGTGCGAGCAGTCTGCGACAAGATGCCAAGCTACGAGAAGCTGGTCTTTCACTTGCGAACCCAACAAACCATGGTGCCGTTCTTTGCCCATGTCGTTGGTACGCAAAGTAAAGACCACGCGGTCGTCAGTCATACCGGCGAACATACCTACATCCGCACAAGGAAACACGGCCTTGTGCAAACCAATCATTACGTTCAGGGCGAGCTGAAAAAGCACAACCCCAAGAACGGCAAAGATTGGATGTGGGATACGTACAGCCGCTATGACGATCTCACGCGGGCTCGCAAGGAAGCGATGCCAGCACCCGAGTTAGTACAGGCGAATCCGCAGGCAGCCCTCGCGCTGCTCAAGGATGTCACCAGCGTGGATACCATGCAGCAAATGCTGTTATGGCCCGCGCAGGAAAAGCTGGTCCTGAAAACCCGGTCTCTTGGCTGATATCTAAATAAAAGCCAAAAGCCGGGTATATCTAATGACGCCAATGTGTTATTGGCGTCCTCGGACGAGGTTACCCGAGCTTCTGTGTAACTGGTCTATGTTTTAGGAGAACATCAGATGATTCTGCGTAAAGTCGGTGGCAAGCGTCAGGCGATCCATGGCGGCATCAAGGCGAAGAGCAAGAAGGGCAAGGTCAATCGCGCCAAGCCCGCTCCCGAGCCCGCCGCTGAGTACGGCCCGGTGACGGCGCTGGCCCTCGGCGCTGGACAGGCACTCGACGCCCTGCTCGATGGCCTCGTATACGCCGCCACGGCGGTGTACGAGTTCATGGGCAAAGTGTTCCACTCGATCTATGAGTGGTGCGCGAGCGTGCTGAGCTGGATCAGCGACCAGATCAAGGTCGCCACCGGCAAGGCGCGCGAGGCGTTCGCGTACGTCAAGAACGTGGTGTCCTCCCAGAACATCGACTGGGTGGCCGCGCACACGTTCGCGATCAAGGCGCTCTGCGCTGCTGCCGCCATCGGCGTCGGCATCACAGGCGGCATCTTGGTCGGCGGCACCGTGGGCGGCGTCGCCCTCGCGGCCGGCGCCTCGATCGAGGTCGGCAAGATGGTCGCCATCATGTCGAGCGCCATCACCGGCGGCGTGCTGGCTGAGGCGTGCTACACGTTCCTCAAGGCCGGCGTGAACGCCGAGCAGATCGCCGTTGCGCGTCAGCAGGCCCTTGCCGCGGCCTAATGTTAATTAAACCGTCCTCCTCGGAACGGTTTGAGGCGCCCCTGACTCGTTGTCTTGGGCGCCTTTTTTTAGCTATCAGCGCTTTTGTAATAGAATAAGTCCCAGTAGAATTGTGCTATTGCTATCAAAATCGCCGGCCGCGCTATGCCCCCAGCTGACCAGAATAACGCTCCGTTCGATTACCGGCCTGTGGGAGCCGCGGCTGCCGCTGGTTTGCCAACCGCCAGTTTGCTGGAATACTTGCTTTACGAGTATCCGCAGTACAAGAAGATCCTCGAATCGGCCGAAGACGCCACGCTCCCCAATGGCAATGTTGACCTGCGCAAGGTCATGGAAAAGATCCAGCCGGGGGACTTCGGCCTGTCTGGCTTACAGGGTGGCGGCGATACGTTTACTGATATTCTGGTGCGGGGCTCGCATACAGCCTCTGGCGGTCCCGGCGCGCACGGCCAAGTTGCCGGGCCCTATGTGCGTCCACATTGGAAGCTCACGAACACCCCGGAAGGCGAGCTAGGTCCGGCGCTCTCGTTCTTAATGAACGACCGTGGAGAATTATATTCACCCGAGATGGCCAGCAATCCCAAGGCGTGGCGCAAGCGCGTGGCGGGCGATGCGAAGGACATGACGGGCACGCAGCGCTATGGGAATTACAAAGAATATTTACGCTCTCGCACCAAGCAACTGGCAGAACTGAAAGCCAGAGAGCGTGCATGGAGCACCTACGACGACGCTGTACGCAAAGGCGTTAATGCCCCCCAACCACAAGTCCCGCGGCCTGATGCCAACGCAATTCAGAAGCTTCAGCAGGCAAAAACCACGTCGGTGTCGCGCCTGAAAAGCCTGCTGGGAGACATCGCCGAGAACTCCGGGAACACGCAGACTGGTGAGCTATATCGCCGCGGACAGAAAGTTCATGAGCGCTGGCGGCCCACGAGCGAGACCGGGTTCTTTGGCGGCCCACGCACAGACGCCAAGAACTTCGAGCGCCAATTAGAGTACATCACGGGCAAGGCTGACCGGCAGGAAGCGCTGGCCAAACGCTTCGATGAGCTGGCCGCCAAGAACCCCAAGCTCAAGCAAATCGCTGCTGACCTGCGCATGACCGATGGCGAGCGTTGGGATCGCTTGGCCAAGAACTTAGAAGCTCGTGGACTCAAGACACCAGCGCAGAAGCAGACGGTCGAATCCCTGATCGAAGCCGCTGGTGGTAATCCCAACGCCCTGCTCAAATCCAAGTTATTTAAACCGAAGCAGTTTGAGACCGTGGTGCCGAGTTTATTACACGGCGGCATGAGCGCGACGAACGCGGGCCAGACGCCGGTGGATTACATTTTTTCCAACGCCCCAGAGGCAGCAAAAGATGTCGCGGACGGTTGGTGGCGGCGCGGCTGGCCGGGCTTGCGGGTGCGCATGCGCAACTGGCTTGACAACTATAAATACAACACATCGCCAGAAGGGCTGACGAAAGAAATTCAAGAAGCGCTTGATCGGCGCCCGCAAGAGTTGGTCCCGCACTGGGGTGACACGGTGTACAAACACACGGTCACAGAGGGTTCGAGCCAGAATCCGCGCGGGTATTATCGTGACCCCAAAACAACGCCGGTCGGCCAGAAACCCACGCTTTGGATGCGGGCCAAAGAAACGTTTGGGGAAAAAGAATTCTTAGAGCAAGCCAAGCGGATGGGCGTGGATCCGTATGACGCCGCCGGAGCCGGTAATACTGCCGTAAGCGAAGTACTGGGCCTCAACCGCTTTCGCCGTTTGTTTGGCGGTGACTGTCGGGGAGGCCATTGCGGCGCGGGTCCAGCCCGCATGTTTGGAAACTTGTTCAAAGGTCGTTTCTCCGGCGCACCATCGACGTATCTGCCGAATCGCGTGGCGCTGAGCGATGTGTTTGAGCCTGTGTTAGTCACGCACAAAGCGCAGGCGTTACGCGATCTCACCAAAGGTTTTCGTGGGCGCGCAGCCGCGGGTCTAGGCGCCATGGGCCTCATGGGTGCCGCTGGTTACGGATTAACTGGTCTTGGTCAAGGACTGCTCCGCTCGCCCAAACTCCCGCCGCAACCCAAGCTGGATCCCCACATGTTTGCAAAATCAATGAAACTGCTGCAACCGCAACAGCGCATATAAACTAATCAGTTTGCGCTAAAACAAGATTGGGGCGTGCCATGAATGTGCAAGAATTTCTCGCCCGGCTACTTCGTTTTGTTATTATTTTTACCGTCGCGCGGCACGCTTGCGCCGGCACGATCGACCCCAACACCCCCGACGATAAATATGTCGAGTTTGGCCGACAGTTTGCCAACGTGGTGCGCATCCGAGCGAAAGCGCCGTGCGATAACCCCGAGTGCCCGCTGAAAGAGCACGACCAGTATGGCTCCGCGGTGATCATCAGGCCCAACTGGATTCTCACGGCCGGGCATGTGCTCAAGGGGACATCCGGGGCCACGATCCTGCGCGACGACAACACAGAGTATCCCCTGTCGCATGTCGTCGTGCACAAGGACTTTGAGGACGGCAAGTTTGGCATGCACGACGTAGCTGTGGGATATTCCAGCAAAGACTTCAAGGCGGAGTTTTATCCCGAGCTGTACAAACACGACGACGAGCTGGGAAAAGCGATTACGTTCGCCGGCTTTGGCTTTCCGGGCACGTTCTCCACGGGTTTTGATATCAAGCGCGGCGATCACAAACGACGCGCCGGGCACAATAAAATAGACGCCATGACGCACACGGTGTTAATTTGCACGCCGTCGACAGGGTCCGCGCGCTTTCCTTTGGAATTCATGATCACGCCGGGTGATTCGGGCGGCGGCATGTTCATTGGTAACAAATTAGCGGGAATTAATTCGTTCCTCATGGCCGCCGACAAGAAACCGGACGGCACGTATGGCGACGAGAGCGCGTTTACCCGTGTGAGTTTGTACAAGGATTGGGTAGAATCGCAGATCAAGCAGTACGAGCTAGCGCTTGCCGCGCAGGCTACCACGGGTCCAGAGCCGGCGACCCATTTAGATATAAATGAGTCAAAATAGGTCACGCGGTTTATGAACAGCATTCTCGACGACGACCCGCCGCCCGGCCATATTCTTGTGAGCGGGCACAGCGGCGCCGGTAAATCTACGCTGGCCAAAGCACTCGCTGAAAAGCTGCAGCGCCCAGTAGCGCAGGTGGATCATCAGCCGGCGTTCACAGCGTTTCTTGCAAATAATGACAAAGATAATCATCTTCCGCTCGGCTCGCCCAAGCACGACGAGTTTCGCCAGCTGATGCGGGATACGGCGCTCAAGACGCTGGAAGAAACGAAGGCGCCGGCCGTTATTGAAGGCACGCAGCTCGCATATCTGCCGCCAGAGCTGCTTCAAAAATTTACTCGCATTCACGTTAATCCCTCGATGCGGCAGGCATATCAGCAGCGGCTGGAACGGCAGCGACGCCGGTACGAGAAGAATCCCGATAAGCAGTGGACGCCCGAGGTCGAGGAAGAAAAACGGCACATGACCACGCTCGTGCATAACTTCCACAAAGATACGCTGCGAAAGTACGGCAAACTGCCCGACACGGTGAAATACAAACCCGGACAAGATATTGATAAGTTAATTCAGCGGCTGCGTCAAAAGAGTGCCGAACTGCTTCCCGATATTCAACTCCAAGAACACCAGCAACGCATTGCCGACCGGATCTCGACGGAAGATCCCCGCCTGCTTGTGTATCACGGGCTGGGTTCTGGGAAATCTCTCTCGTCGCTGGCCGCCGCCGAAGCCGCCAAGGAACAAAACGGCGAAGACTACGGCGTGGTGGTTCCGGCCAGTCTCAGGGGCAACTTCGACAAAGAGATCAAGAAGTTTACGCGCAACTCGAACCCGGAGATCATGAGCTACACGGGGCTAGCGCTGGGCAAAAAGTTCCAGACGCCGCCTAAGACACTCATCATGGACGAGGCGCACAGGCTCCGCAATCCGGGCAGCGCGAGTTCTGCCGGAGCTGCTGAAGCTGCTGCACAGGCCAAGCGCCTGCTGTTATTAACAGGCTCGCCGATCACGAACTCACCGACGGACTTGGCGAACTTGTTATCAATGCTGCACAACAAGTCGATCACACCGGAAGAGTTCGAAAAACGCTACATCGACTATAAGACCGTGCGGCCGGGCTTACTGGGCTGGCTGCGTGGTGCGAAGCCGGGCGTCAAGCCAGTCGTCAAGAACGAGAAAGAACTGCGCAACTTGCTGCGCGGCAAAGTCGATTACCAGCCCAGCAAGACTCCTGACGGCGTGAACGTGAATGAAGAAGTCGTGCGCGTCCCGTTGAGCGCCGAGCAGCAGAAGATCCAAAAAGCTATTCGGACGAAGATTCCGCCGGGCTTTCTTTGGAAACTCGACCAAGAGTTTCCGCTGTCCAAGGACGAGCTGGCGAAGTTAAACAGTTTCTTAACTGGCCTGCGCCAAGTGAGTCTGTCCACGCAGCCGTTCCGGGCCGACAAAGACCCGGCCAAGGCGTTTACCCAGAGCGCGAAGCTCCAGACAGCGTTTAAAAACCTCCAGCAGACACTCGCCGAAGACAAGCGCAAGAAGGCCATCATTTACTCGAACTTCATTGACTCTGGTCTGGCGCCCTACGCAGCCGGCCTAGAGAAAGCCAAGATCCCGCATGCGTTTTTCCACGGCGGCGTCAGCCCAAAGGCGCGCCAAGCTGCCGTGGACGCATATAACCAAGGCAAGCTGCGGGCGCTCTTGATCGGCCCTGCTGGCGCCGAAGGCTTGTCGACCAAGGGCACGAGTCTGATCCAGCTCTTAGACCCGCACTGGCATGAGTCGCGCAGCCAGCAAGCCCGTGGCCGTGGTCTGCGCTTTGACTCGCACGTCGGTCTCCCGGAAGAACTCAAGAACGTCAAAGTCCAAAGATATCTAAGTGCCAGCCAAGACCCGAGCTTCTTGGGCAAGCTCATGGGCTATCAGCGTGAGCGTACGGGCGACGAGGTACTGGAACATCTCACCGCGGATAAAGAACGCCTGAACGAGATCTTCCGGCAGATCCTCAAGGAAGAAGGCTCGCGCTACAAGGACGAGAAAGAACGCGAAAAGCTGAGCGCTGAGTTACCAGACTTCCAGCCAGACTATACGCCGGGCCAGTTACATGCGCTGGGCGTGTACAAATCACTGTACGAAAAAGAAGGCCCACGGCTTGCGAGTTTAGGAGAGTGGAAGCCCGAATGGGTGACCGAGCATGATCCGAAGGGCTGGCTGGAGTGGTACCAGAACTATAATTCGGGCCGCAGGATCCCCGACGAAGACACGCGCCAAATTAAGCGCTGGGCGAGCTTCAAGGCGCGCCATGGCGGCCCGTTCAGCAAAGATCCCACACCGAGACGTGGCTGGGCGCTGCGGCACTGGGCCATTGATCCCACGAAACTGGTCGCCCGGGAGCGCGCCGGAGAAGTAAAAACCATGCTCCAAGCCTATCAGGAGCAGGAGTTACAAAAGTATCTCAAGCGTCGCCGCCGTGAATTAACAACCGACGAGCCAGTCCCGCTTTTAAAGCAAGCTCGCCGCCGGTTAAAATATCCAAAACCCGTTGAGCCAGCGATCCACAGCATTCTCGACACGGACGAGTAATCATGCCGCCGCTTCCCGTGAGCAAAACCGTCGAGATGATGCTGACGCGGCGCAAGCTGTTTGAGAAGATCATGCAGCACGTCGCTTCCCGAAAGATTCAAAACCACGTACAAGCTACAGGTGACCGTATGGCCGCAACTCCGCAGCAGTTTGGAATGCAGATTGGAAAAACCATGGGCAAGCAGGCGTTTCTGGGCCCGGGCTTGCTGGGCGCTGGGATGGGTGCCATGACATCGCCCGAAGGCCACCGCATGGAAGGTGCTGGCCGCGGGGCTGTGAAAGCCACGGGCACGACGTTGGGCGCGGCGGCTGGCATTCCGGCCGGCATTCTGGCAGCGCTCATGCTGATCAAGGGCAAAAAGACGCCGCGGATTCCGGGCGGCGTGGGGGCACGGGCGTGGGCGCGACGGGGCGCGAGAAATATGGCCAATATTTCCAGCGCGGTGGGTGTTGGTGCTCCTGCTGGTGCTGCTCTTGGCGGCGGCGCCGGGTACGCCGGCACAAGTGCTTTCTTGGGCAAGCCCTCGTGGGAGAAGAAAGAAGCCTCGATGCTGTCGGCCATCGGTGGCGGCTTGGGTGCGGGTGTCGGTGGTTTAGCGGGCCTGACCGGCGGCGGCATTCTGGGCGCGCTCACTGGCGGCGCGATGGGCGGTGCGCATGGTGCTGGACTGGGTTTACTCGGCGGCGGCGCGCTGGGCCTCGGTGCCGGAGCGCATCTGGGTGGAAACATCGGCGCCAGCATCGGCAAGAAGAAGAAAGAAAAACCCGCCGAGAAAGACGAAAAGCCTGAAGCCGAAGAGAAAGACGACAAGGGCGACGAAGAAGTGAAAGAAAGTTCGTCTAAAAAATTAATTGACGCCGCGATGCAACTGTCGGATTCCGCGTTGAACAAATTAGTGCCGGCACGCGCCGGTACAGCATCCGGCGCGGCTTTGCGGGCAGCCCATAACAGCGGGACGTTCCGGGCGCCAATCTATTTAAACGCTCCCGGCCACTCGTTGTTTGGCCATACGCCGGGCGACGCTGTCATGCCGGATTTTCGGCAGTATTTGCAGAATTTAATTCGCTCCAATATGAAACGCGCCCCGGCAGATGCGCTGGCAAAAAAACAGCCGGGCTCAGTATTGGCGCGGCAAGAAGCAAAAAATTACTGGTAATAAATCTCTGCAGGCAAACGTCGAGCCGCCATGTATAATCGCCCTGTTGTGGCAAGGATGCCCTTCAGGAGGCTCAGAGCATGGCGGCTCGATTTCGTTATTACAATGCCCTCCTGCGGATGCTCAAAGCGGAGTGTCCCGCAGCTTTTCCCGTGAGTGTGCGCCGGGTAAAGCTCGCAAAGTTAGAGGGTCGCTGCTGGAAACAGGGCAAGAAGTTCCACATCCAGATCGACAAGAGTCTGGATGAATCGCGCTCCATGGATGTCTTGATTCATGAGTGGGCGCATGCGCGGGCGTGGAACCATCGGCTGGACGAAGCCAAGACCGACGAGGCGTTCAATAAGTTAGCCCATGACGCCGCGTGGGGTGTGGCCTATGCCGAGATTTATTCGCACTACGAGAAACAGTTTACGCACACCGCAGTGATTTAACGACGGGCGCTATGCTTCACGACTTCAGCTGGACGACTGCGCTGATCATCTTCGTGACGTACGTCGTGATCGATATTTTGTACGCGCTGTACGTCATCTGCGTCAGCAAGCGCCAAGCAGCCAAAGCGGCTATTGTCAGTTCTTTCTTGTATAGCTTGGGCGCGTACGGGGTGATTTCGTATTCTAAGAATCCGCTGTACGTCGTTCCCTTGGCGGTCGGCGCGTTTCTCGGAACGTACATCGTCGTGAAATACAACGCCCGTGACTAAGTATCAGCCCCTGTCCCGCGAGATGTTACTGGCGCAGCGCAAATGTTGTGGCAAGCGATGTCAAAACTGTCCGTATGATCCGCCGTACACCAAAGGCAGCACACAGGTGAAACCATGCAGTTCCTCGTGTCGCTCTTCTTTAAATTCTGCGACACATGGCTGCCGATCTGGTTACGCCCGCGACATATCCTCGACCTCCGACAGCGGGCTGGCGCATGGAAACGCGTCCGGGCAGAACATTTAGCGAAGCACCCGGCCTGCGAAGTCTGTGGCCGCACGACAAATTTAACCGTGCACCACATTTTCCCGGTGAGCATTGCGCCTGAACTAGAATTAGTCGAAAATAACCTGATCACTTTGTGCGAAACGCCCTGCCACTTCATGTTTGGGCACTTTTTCAGCTATCATTGTTACAATAAAGACGTCCGGCAGATGGCCCGTAACTTTCGGGCGAAAATGTCCCGCCGAAAGTGCACCAAGTTTAGATAACAAAAGACGAGCGCCCCATGCAGCCCTACGAATTTGGCTATCGCGTCGGCCATACGCTGGAAAAGCAGAGCGACGGCGGCAGCATGCTCGGCAACGTGGCGTTCGGCACCGGCGGCATGACGGGCCAGCTGGATCCGACACAGCGCGGACTCGTCCAAGACCTCGCGCTGTACTCGAACCCGTTTACGGGTGTGCCCACGGCGGTGAACGACGTGTCGCGGCACTTGTATAACGGCCGCTGGATGGACGCGGGCATGGCTGGCTTGTCTGGGGCGCTGAGCTTCCTGCCCGGCTTCGGCTTTGCAGCCCGGGGCGCCACCAAGGGCCTCGTCCAAGGCGGCAAAGCGCTCGCTCGCGCCGGCATGCCGCAGATCGGCAAAGCGGTGGCGACGAATGCCGCGCGTTTTGCTGACGACGGCGCCCGCATGATTCAAAACACGAACAAGACGATCAGCCGCGGCATTCAAAAGTATGCGCCCCTTGCGCAAAATCCCGGAAGCGCCGGCAAACTGTATAACGCGGCGATTAAGAATCCGATGCAGGCCGCGCAATTTGTACCGCTGGGCAGCGCGGTCGGCACGCTTGGCATGGCAATGGCCGGCGCGGGCTCAGCCGCCGGCGGAAACATGCCGCCGCAACAATATCAACAGCCGATGGGAGCCAATCCCGGTTCGTTCGGGGGTGGCGCCGCTCATCAGCCGCTGGCAGGTTTTTAACTTAGGAGAGTTTACATGACGCCGTATGAGTTTGGTGCCCAGATCGGGCAGTTAGAAAAGACAGCGATTAACTGGGGCACGGTGGGTGCGCGCATGAGCGCTGCCGGCACTGCGGCGATGCGCGGCGCCAAGACGATCAACGAGGGCGCGCGACATGTGGTGCGTGGCTTTGGCAACGGCCTGCAGGGCGTGGGTCAGGTCACGGGCGGCGCTGCTGGGCTGGCTAAGGGGCTCGGCCGCGAGGCCATGAAGGGCGGCAAGAACCTGATCGACCACGGCGCGGCGAACACCGGCGCGTATGGCGACGTGATGTCGGCGCTGGGGTACGGCGGCCGACTGGCTGGTCGGACAGCACGCGGCGTCGGTCATGCCACGAACTTTGTAGGCAACGCAATGCAAACGGGCGGCCGCGGTCTCGCGCAGCTGGCTGATACCAGCTACGGCGTGCCGACACTGGCTGCCGCTGGCCTGCTTGGCGGTACCGCTGCTGTGGCCCCCAGACTGCCGATCCCCGGCGTGCGTCTGCGCTCGCCCATCGACGTGAACTTTAACTACAAGACGCAGCGACCCGTGGAGTTCGAGTGGTAATGTGCCCGCAGTGCGAAAGCCCGGGCATCGAGATCCGCGGCAAGCTTGTGTGCCCGTTTTGCCGCATCATTCTGGAAACCTGCTGCGAAGGCGGCCGCTGCACCTACGCTGAACAACCCCCGACACAGATATCAAAACAGGACGACGCCCATGAACGCATATGAATTTGGTTTACTGCTCGGGAACAACGAGAAGGCAGCCGCAGGTTGGGGCGCAGCTGCAAAGCGCATGGCCACCACCGCTGCTGACGAGATTGCAAACGCCGGCCGCAAGGCTGTGCAGCAGGGCACGGCGGCCACGCGCGGCTATGCGCGCCAGATGCGCCCGCAGGTGGTTGATCCGTTAACTATTCCGCTCAAGGATCGTTACAAAGCGGTCCCGCTGGCTGCGAAGCCCGCTGCTCCCAGCCGTCTGGACGCCGCTCGTCGTGGCATCGAGGGGCAGGCCAAGAGTCTGTATCACGGCACACCCGGTCGGTTAGCCGGCCAAGCTGTGGACGCCGTCGGTTCACTCGGTCAGGGCACGATGAACACGATGCGCCGCGGTTTAAACAAAGCTGACGATCTGGTGCAGGGCGTGATGGGAAATGGCCCGCGCGCTGCTGGCCAACGCTTTGGTGACGCGACGGTCGGCCGCACACAGGCCATGGCCAAGCACATTCCTGAATATCTAGGCGGCGGCACGTCGGCGATGACCAATGCGCGCAATCCGCTGAATCTGGCCGTGGGTGCTGGTACGGGCGCCGCGGGTTTGCACTACGGCAGCCAGCTGCTCGGCGGCGGTGGCGGTGAGCCCAGCGAAGGGAACATCAACGCGCAGCAGATGAATACACAGCTGGCGCAAGGTCAGCACATGGAAGCCGCGCCCAATAACGGCGGCCTGATGGGTATGTGGAACAGCCTGCCGATCGAGGCGCGCTACGCAATCGGCGCCGGTGTTCCGCTGGCCTTGGCCGGCGCGTTCATGGGCGGTCGCGGCAACGCGGGGTTGGGCGGCGCGATGGGCGCACTGGGCTTGGGCGCCGCTGGTTTGGGCGCCGCTGGTGCCGGCATGTTCGGCGACGGTCCGCGCCGCATGGTGGGGCAAGGCGCCAACGCGCTGTACGGCTTGGCCGGCGGTGGCGGCAACCCCATGGACCAGATTAATGCGCTGAGCAAGTTAAGTCCTGAGTTCGGCACCACGATGCTCATGGGCCGCGACCCCAACATGAACAGCGAGCAGGGTCGGCAGATGTACGACTTCCTGACGCACAATAGAAATATCATTGAACAGCTCATGCCGCAGCTGCAAAACGCCAGCGTGAACGGCGTGAAGCAGGGTTCGGCGCTGGCCTTTGGCGAGAAGATTGCGGGTCGGTGCTGGAAGGGCTATGAACCAGTCCCGGGCAAGAAGCCGTACAGCAACGACTCGTGCCGCCCGGTGGGCAGCAAGAAGAAGAAAGAAAAGAAGGCTGTGTCCAGCGCTGCGCGCGGCAAGACCGAGATGAGCTGCACACCCAGCTCGCGCGGCATGAGCAAGCTCGTGGACGACAAGCAGCGTGAGACGACCAGCCCCACGCCGACGGACGCGACCAACAGCAAGCAGACCAGCGAAAAAGTATCTGCGTTTCCGTTTCAGAAGATGGATCTCGTACCTCCGAGGAGCGGCAAGACCAAGCCGCCGGTGAAGAAACCGGCTGCGAAACCTGCCGAAAAATCGGAGGATAAATAACTTATTAACATTGCACCGTGAAAGCGAGTCTGTATGGCTGCCAAACAAAGGAATGTGCGGAGAGCCGAAAAGAAGTCCAAGAAACGACAGGAACAACAGGAAAAAGCCAAAGCGCCGCTGACACCATGCGAGATCGAATGGCGCACTGAAACACAACGTCGGGCATGGAAAGCCCTCTCTGACAACGACATCACGTTCTTGCTCGGCTCTGCTGGCTCGGGCAAGACGTTTCTGGCCATGGCGTACGCGATCAACGAGATTCTGGCCAAGCGTGCCAGCCAGATCGTTTTGACACGCCCGATTGTCGATGCTGGTGAAAAGCTCGGCTATCTCCCGGGCTCGTTCGGCGAGAAGGTCAACCCGTACATGCAGCCGCTGTACGACACCATGGACGTGCTCTTGGGCAAGTTCGGCCCCAAGCGCGAGTTCGTAAACAAAGCCGTGGTGCTGGCGCCCTTGTGTTATTTACGCGGCCGCACGTTCAACGACTCGATCTGCGTGTTCGACGAGGCCCAGAACGCCACGTACACGCAGTTTAAGTTATTTTTATCGCGCTTCGGGCAGAACTCGAAGATCATCGTGACGGGCGATCCGCAGCAGACTGATTTACCGATCTCGCCACCGCCCATGAACGAAGTTGTTACGAAACTCAAGGGCGTGGCGGGCATTGACGTTGTGCAGTTTGCCCACAGTGACGTCGTGCGGCATCCACTCGTCGCAGCGATCTTAAAAAAGCTGTAACTAATAGGCGCGGTTCTATTGCCTGCTTTCAGGGGGTGCATTACACTGCGCCCACCCCTGAAAGGAAGCACATGTCAGCAGTACGCTGCGACCGCCATGTTCTGGAAGTTCCTATCACCACGGGCCAATTAGAACGCGCACTGGCCCGGGAAGAAGACATGACGGCCCGCGTGATCGAGCGCTTCGGCCGCAACTACCTCAACGACTCGATCAAAGAAGGCCAAGGCGTCTTCACGGGTTTGCTGGGCGAGGAAGTTATTTACGACTTCTACGAGCAGCAGTGGGTCCGGTCCACGGGCGATGATATCTATAACTGGGATCTGCGAAATCAGATTCTGGGTCGCGTGGATGTGAAGACCAAGCTGCAGAACTACGACAAACCGCCCCGCTCGTTCTATAACTGCACGGTCTGCGACGCCAATATCCGCCAGCTGTGCGACTGGTACTGCTTCGTGCGAATTCACAAGGACTGCGAGCGGGCGTGGATTCTGGGTTTTCTCCCCAAAGAGAAGTTTTTCAATGTGGCGACGTTTGCAGCCAAGGGCGAAGTGGATTCCAGCAGCTGGGATGACTGGACGTTCAAATGGAATTGCTGGAACGCGCCCATCTCGAAACTGCTGATCCCGCCCGACGACGTGGCGGGCTTTGCCAATCTCGTCCGCGGAGGCCAGTATGCGGATTCTTGATGTCGGCTGCGGCCCCGGGATTTACGTCGATGCGCTGCGCAAGGCTGGCTTTACAGTCGATGGCGTGGACCCCGATCCGCGCTGCCCATATGACAAGCTCAGCGTGTTCAATCCGCAGTTTGATATGTACCGCAACTACGACATGTGCCTGTGTCTGGAAGTCGCGGAGCATATCGCCCCCGAGTTGGCCGCGGCGTTTGTGCAGAAGTTAGTGCAGACAGCGCCGACCGTAATCTTCAGCGCGGCGCAACCCGGACAGGGCGGACACGGGCACATTAACTGTCAACCCAAAGAGTACTGGGCGGATTTATTTGCTCGACAGAACTACGTGCTGGACGACTACGCCACAACGCATCTATGCAGCTTTATGCGCGCGGGCTACCATATGGGCTGGTTTGTAAATAACGTGCAGATCTTTCGGCAGTACGGCGCGGTCTGCTTCGACCAGATCATCAAAGAAGAAACACCGCAGGCCGAGCGGCTGGCGGCTTACCTGAAGGAGACGGGACTATGATGCCGGGCGATATTGGCGTGACCAACCAGAGCGGCGAGCCGGGGCCCGCGGGTGATCCGGGTATTTACACGCTGGCGCAGTTCGTCAGCCTGATCAACGACGACCTGCAGAACGAGTGGACGCACCTGCAGTTCTATCTCTACCACGCCAGCGCCGTCACGGGCCTGCATGCGGAAGAGTACAAAGAGTTCTTAACCGATGCGGCCAAGGGCGAGCTGAATCACGTGCAGCAGTTCTTGGACTGCCTGTACGGGTTTGACTTCGTTCAGCCCTGCGCCGGCGGACATCCGTTCCAGACGTACACGCGCGTCGAAGATATCTTAATCGAGGCGCACACGCTGGAACGCCAAGTCGTCGTGAACTACGCCAAGCGGCTCGAACAGCTGAAGAGCCTCGATGATAAAGTCGCGGCAGCATACCTTGAAGTGTTCTACGAGGATCAGCTGCAGGATAGCTTCGAGGACGCCCGGCATATCCAGCGCATTCTGGCTGACGTGGATCACCGACAGCTGCGCAAGCTGAACATGATGGATCCGAGGAAATAAACATGCGGGAAAGTTGCGGCATGGCGGCCGGTTTTGTGCTGCGAGCAGGTCACTCCCGCCTGTTCT